ACACTTCGCCATACTTGTCCTTCCACTGTGTTTTTAGGTAGAAGATCTGAGCGGTGACATCGCCGGGTACATGCATAGTAGTAACCTTTTTCTTCTTTACGTCTTTACCACCGACCTGCTGAACCTCGATCTCTGTCTTCTCATACTCGTATCCTTTCGCCCGTTTATATAGCGAATCTTCTACTTCATATCTGCACAATTCTTTACTGTTTTTTATAGCGGTTGATAAATCGGGATATTTCCGAACCCAATCCTTAAAGGTACTAACCGCAATTCCCAAACGCTCGGCAATCTGCTCGTAAGTAAACCCATCGCGTGAAAGCCATTTAACTAAATTAGGATGGATCTTTTCGTTATACGTGGTCGGGCGGCCGGGTTTGGTCAGTTGGGACGGATCCTTTTTCTTAGTCATCCGCAATATCCCCCATCATTCCCACATTTTCCCGAATTATTTTTGACAATGCAGGCTATTTTTGCGTTACTTTCAGGCGATGAAAACAGAATAGCGGAAAATCGGGTCACTTATTGCATTATTGGAGATTGGGGTATAAAAAGATTACTTTGAATTAATCCCGGTCTCCTTGTGTTTACATAAATTGCGATTAATACGGCGGATCGCATCAGATAGACTTTCTCCGGGATATCTCCAAGCATCAAGTATTTTTACACAATCTTCTCCGATCCGTATCTGATGGGTTGCCATTATATATCCGCCTCCCATGCCTCTGAAAATTCCTTATCTGCAAACATTTCTGCAAGCCCCCCGATCTGTTTTAATCTCAGCACTTCATCGGGTTCCATTCCGAGTTCTCTTCCTATTTTTACATCTGACCAGTTACGCTTTGTAAGTTCCTGCACAATCTCGCTCATGCCGGCAACTTGATGTTTTCCCCGGGCCCGGTTGTGCCGAATGGTTGATGCGATGCGGTCGTTCTTTTCGGTGCGATCCCCGTTGATCACTACAACCGGCAAATGGGTGAGCCCCATCTTTTTCCCCACAAGGTGCCGATGAAATCCATCAACAACCTCATACCCGCCGTCGTGCTCCCACACTACTATAGGTTGGGTGAATCCATCTGATTCGATACTGATCTGCAAGAGTTTCATTTCCGGCGGGGCTACTGTGTTCGGGTTGTAATCGTTCGCAAATACTTTTTCGACCGGCACCCACTGCACATGAGATACCGGGTGTTTTTCAGTCCACTCTAAAATATCCCCCATTTCTCCCTCCGTTTTTTCATAACTTTGACATAATTCTGGTACGCTACGGGTTTGTTCTGGCTGAAGGATAAGCCCTTGCACCAGTAATCGTTCCTCAAGAGTGCTTTGCATATTCGTTTCCAGCTGGGTTTATCCTTGGTCATTTCGCCTTCATCGGGAATTGTCCTGCCGTATCCTTTTTCTGAATACCAGTGCAGAAACACGGCAATCTTATTCTCATAGTGATCCCGCGTCTTTTCCGGCATGGAATCCAGCAGGATCCGGGCGAAACTCTCCCAAGTATGGCTCGGGGGTTTGGTGATCTTCCCGACACCCAAGATGTCCCCGGTATCCTGTGCATAGAGTGCGCCCTGATTCGCGCCATTGACCCGGGCAACAATTTTAGACCACGTTTGCGGCTCGATCAGGTGGAACAACCAGAGCCCTTTCCGCTGGTCGTCTCCGTACGGCTGGCATATTCTCATCTGGTGGAGAGTGAGACCGGCCTGATGCATTCGATCATAGAGTTTGTTGTACGGTTTTTCCGGGTGCTTCCCGTGATAGGTCCAGATATCCGATGCTTTCCAGTCATAGATCGGATAAATGTTGTACAGGGCCTTGCTGCACCAGGTTGTGTAGCATTTGCCATCCATTGCCTGTTTCTTGCCCGCCGCGATGGTTCTCCACCGGTTAAGACTTTCCCGGGTCCGGATGCCCACAAAGCAGGCTGTGAGTTTGTCCTGACTGTACCAGTGCCCGAACTCAGGTACGAACTCTTCAAACTCCATCCGCCGCCGGAAGAATGGAAAATACTTTTCGTCGGTGATCGCCATCTTAAGGGGTTCGCGGATCCAGTTTTCCCGGCAGTCCGGATCCCAACACATCCATTGCGGCTGATACATGCTAACAGCATTGCGGAGATGGATCGGGAGTGCAACCCAGTACGGTACGATGTTATCAGCGTACATATCATAACATTGCTGTGCGTGGTCGATGGTGATTTTATACTGCCCCTCTAGATCAACAAACAGGACGCCGACTTTTTTCCCGCGCTTGATCGCCTCGTCCATAACGAGGTGCAGCATCACCGTGCTGTCTTTTCCCCCGGAAAAACTCACATAGATGCGCGGGAAGTTGTCGAAGGTCCATGCGATCCGCTCTCGTGCGGCGGTGAGAACATCAATTCCCATCATGTGCTTTCGTTCGCTCTGCATTTTGCCGCTCCTTTGCTTTTCTCATGATCTCATTCTCGAAAAATATCTGAATCTCTTTTTCATCAACGACGATAATATTGCCCTCAACATCGACTTTGCAGTAATATCTATCGTCGTTCTTCCATGATGTTAGTTCATACACGTCGTAATAATTGCCGGATTCGAGCGTATAATAGATGAAAACACCCCTCGAACCCTTTGAATTTGATTCGCTGTAATCCTTATTTCCACGAAGAAACGTATGCTGAAATTTTCCAGATGGCCAGAGTCCTGTTAGTTTTGCAGCCCACGGACGTCGAAAACTAACCCCGCCCATCAATTCTCCGTACCCGAACATATTACAGAGTTTTTTGTATCCTCCCAGCTGAGCGCAGAAATTATCCCCGATAGCCTCAAGTTTTAGAGTTGCTTTCATTCTTTCACTTTCTTCAAGAGGAAGGCCCCATCAGTATTCACATCGTCGAAGAATATCTCGTATTTTGGCTCTTTCACTAGGAATGTTTCCCAATCAAATGTCCAAAGAACCTGTTTTCCTGTTTCATCAAGAGGCGCATAGATTACCCGGTCATCTCCATCTCCGCCACCGTAGACGATCACATCGTAAGATAGAGGGCGGAGTTTCACGAACAGGCGACCCTCCCCCGGGTACACAGTCTTTGAATCGGATACGCCGAACGTAGTTTCAGAGATCGGGTCATATGTCATGTCGAACCGCATAATCGGCCTTGTAATTTTGCGGCTTTCCGATTTCTCGATTATCGATGAGACGGTGATGGTTTCCGAATATTCCTTGACATGTTCGTTCCGGAAGAGCTCGCAGATGTCTTCGGTTTCATTGACCGATGTCAGATATCCAAGATCGCGGATCTTTTTCATCAGTTCGGGGACGAACTTGATTTGTGTCCCGTTTGTCTCCCCATAATAGTATTCCGCTCTCCACTGCTCATACGTTTTGTACAAATCTTTCAGAGACATACTTATATCTCCGCGATCTTGATCAGGTCAACGACGTACTGACGAATGTTTTTGCGAACGGTTTCTTTGACCTCATCAAGAGAGAGGATCGGTGTGCAGTCGCTCTCATCGATATAAGACGCAAGACTGATGAGATTTCCCTCAGCATCGGTGCCAAGGTGATCAATCGATTCCTCAACAATGCGGGGGCACATCCCCTTGTTCGAGTCTTTGCGGTTGTTCGCGTAGTAATCCCGGACTTCCTGTTTTGTTACCATGATAAGTAATAGGCACGCTGACTATAAATAGGTTACTACTTGGTTACTACTTCCCGCATTACCTTAATTTCGTGCTCCATTACTGCGATGCAATCCAGTTTTTCCAGTACCTGCATCTGCAAGTTCAGTACCGAGTCCTCTAATTTCCGGATCCTTCTCGCTCAGGTTCCTGCGGGGATTGTATGCCGCTGGTTTCAGTTCGCTTATCAGGACTTTCTTAAAATTCATGTCCAGTTCCTCGGGCCAAGCACAGACCGATCCTTATCCGGATCAAGTAGGTAATCGTAACATGGGCCGCCCCGCTCGTTCTCGTCCCGTTTGCGTTCGCTGGTGCATACGTTCCGCCTCTGGCAGGTTGATTCGTTGCAGGTCATCCTTTCCACCCCACACCTCGTTTCCGCTTCTCTGCGTGTGCCCGTCGCATCCCTTCCGATATCTTCTTTTTCTGATCGTATGGGATGATCTTCATTTC